AAAGTTATATTATTTTTTTTTCTCACCTGTTATAAAAGCATAAAATTTGCATAATGCAGCCTCATACCGCTTCTTTGCGCTGCTGCTTGCATACGCGCCCGGCGTTAAATTAAAGAACTGAGCTATCTCTTTATTTGATAGCCCCAGTTCTTTTTTTAGTTTTTTTATTCCCATTATTCAAACATTCTTGTTTCGATTGTTTCGATTACGCAGTTTTCAAATTTTTCAGGCTCGTCATCAATTAAAGATTGCAAGTAATCTTTATCTTCTTCCAGTTCAGGTTCCCAGTTATTAGGATAAAATTTCATTTCCATGGTGTCAAAGTTTTCGTCTGTTTCTTCGTTTCTGATGTAATGTAAATTTTTCATAATGTCTCTATTTTTTAATGTTTATATTAATTATGATGTAAAGATAAGCATATACTTATAGATTTCCGAGTTTTTTAACATTTATTTTAAGAAAATTTTGTCCTTGTAATAAGTTCACGGCTTTTGATTTGTTGATTAGTTCCATTATTTCAGCGCTGATTGCGTCCAAAATTTGATTGATTATTTTTGCTTTCATTGACTACCGGTAGATTTCCATCAGGTAGTCTTGTGGCTTCTTTGTCTATGTATTTTTGTTGCATTTTTGGTTGTGGTTGGCCTGCTCTATATTCAGAGGCATGTTTGCTGCAAACGGTCCAATATCCTGTTTCAGGCCAGCAACCACCACCATTCGCCCCTTCGTTTTCACACCCTTCTACGTTGCACCACCCAAAATAGGGCTCGTATTCTTCATCTGAATCCGTCAACGAAAGGCCCTTTGACGTATCCTTTTTATAGTCAATAAGGGTTTGTCTAACTTCACCAAGTTTCAAAGTCATACTGTCACTTTTGATTTCGCTGATTGCGTCTAAAATTTGATTAATTGTTTTTAAATTCATATCTCTCTGTCTTTAAACGGTTTAAATAATTATTTTTTCAAAGAATTAATGACCTTATTTACTTCCCTTAATTCGCCTTCGCTTATGTGTTTATTTGCTATTTTTAGCTTAGATAAATTAAATTCACGCGCTAAAAATTTAATGTCAAATTCAGATTCGTCAGCCTTTTTAAAAAATCCATTTAAGCAATGTTGAACAAAGCTGTATGCTTTTAATTCTAAAAGAGCCTGTGGACTCGCGATCTCTCCATTATTGTTTTTTTCCATTTCCCAAACGTCTGCAAAAAAATCATTACCGTTTGCGTTGCAATAGTCAATGTTTTTTTCAGGGTCATGAATGAACGCTACTTTAGAATTAACATCATTTATAAGGTAATCGGTATCAAATGTAGACCTGCTGCTTCCTAATTTTACAAGAGCCTGTCCGCCGATCATTAACTGCTTTGTTATAGTTGTATTTTTTATCATGATGTAAAGATAGGCATATACTGATATTTATCCAAGTTTTTAACATTTATTTTAACATTTATTTTAAGAAATTACGTAATTTATAATCATTAAAAATAAGAGCGCTGGTTATAGCTCCACATCATCCTTCATTATTAGGCATTGTCATTAATTTTAGTATCTCATCCAACTGATTAGTGAAATAATTGACTCCTTCCTCGTTACTAAAGCTTTTCCAACCTAATAATTCTAATAGAGCCGATTTTATCACTCTATAATCCCCCTCTGTTATGGTGTGGGATACAAACATTTGAAAGCACGCCAACTTCAAATCATCTAATCGCATACTAAAAGCCTTTTGCTCCCCTGTGTGAGGGTTTTTCCACGTATATCGAATTATTTGAAATTTTTTGTGATGCTCCTCAATCGAATCCCGGTTTGCTTTGTAAAATTCCAAAGGATTGCTATACCCCGCAGCCTGTACGTTTTCATGAATTTTCATTAAATCTCTCATACCATACCCTCTCAACTTTTTATTATTTTTAACCTGATTTCATACAAAAGCTTATCAACCTCCTCGAGCACCGCTATATCTGGATACATTCTAATTAATCGGTCAAGCTCCTTTTGACTCTTTGCCTTTTTAAACGCTTTTAATGCTTGTTTTCTTCTGTTTTTCATATTTTTTTATTTTAGCTTTTACGGCTTCCATAAGCCCATCCTGCTCAGCACTCTTTATCCGCTGAGCGCGGATTACATCTTGATCCATTGTCTTGGAGGCTACTAATTTATTAATAACCACCACATTCCTTTGCCCCTGTCTATCTAATCTTGCATTGAGCTGTTGTTCCAATTCCAAGGACCACGTTTGCCCAAACCAAATTATGGTATGGCCTCCAAATTGAAGGTTCAATCCATGGCCCCCGGAGGCTGGGTGCATCATTAGCACTTGGATTCTCCCCGCATTCCAATCCTTTATGTCCGCGTCGACCTTTAACTCTCGCGGGTTGTATCTCTTTAAAGCTACTTTCAGGCGCTCGACATCATGTCTATATGTCCAGGCTATTAGAACTGGTTTGCCATTAGCATCCTCGATAATTTCTTTAGTTGCTTCGATTTTCAGGTCGTGAACCGAATGGGATTTCTTATTTTCGTCGTAAACAGCTCCGTTAGCAAATTGGAGGAGCTTATTTGACAGAACAGCCGCATTCGCTGCAGGGATGCCTTTTCCTTCCTCAAGATCTTCAACTAATGATAAGACTTGTTCCTTTTCAAAATCATCGTATTTAGCTTGTATATCTGGGGGGAGCTTTATTTTGATAATGTTACTGATTCGACCCGGAAGCTTTAGATAGTCCGCGGATTTCATACTCATACAAATATCCCCGATTTTATTATGAATCCTTTCATCTGCCCCCTTATCGAGGCCCCAGGAATACACGATTGCGCCATTCCTCTTAGCTGGGTGGAAATAGCCTTCTCTAAAATGGCTGACAAATCTTCCTAATCGTGCCCCCCTATCCAATAAATAGATTTGACTCCATAAATCGATCAAACCATTTGAGGTTGGTGTTCCTGTAAGTCCTACAACCCTTTTGAAGGAGGGTTGCACCCCCCTGAGCGCTTTAAAACGGACAGACTTATGGTTCTTAAAACTACTAAGCTCATCAATCACAAGCATATCGAAGGGAAGCATTAACCCCCCGTATTGACCGCATAACCATGCGACATTATCCCTCCCCATTATGTAGATATCAGCTTTCACAGACAAGGCTTTCTTTCTTTCCTTTGCTGAACCAATTATTTTAGAGACAGTCATTTTTTCGAGATGTTCCCATTTTTCGATCTCATCATCCCATACACTTTCCGCTACCCTTTTTGGAGCAATAACCAAAGCACTCACAATATCTAACTCTTCAAACATCAATTGATTTATTGCCGTCAAAGTTGCAACCGTTTTCCCCAGCCCCATCTCGAGAAGCAATGCACAATGCGTATTATTTAAAATGTGGTCGACAGCCGTGGCCTGGTATCCGTGTAAATCGCTCTCATCCATAATCTCTAATCAATTCTTTTATTTTTTCTGATTGGTCTATTATTTCCACTCTAAATCCTAAGGCCCGGATTTTATCGTGAACCCAAATTTGAATCCTTTTGGGCTTCTCTTTTGTAGTTTTTACCTCCGCAAAAAACACCCGCCCCCCAGGGAGCAAACACATCCGGTCCGGGAGTCCGGTAACATGAGTTGATAAAAGCTTAAGGCTCCAGCCTCCTAACTTTTCAATCTCCATGGATAATTTCTTTTCTAATATCTTTTCTTTCTCGATTTTCATTCTTTTAATGTGATCGGTGAAATATCCATAACTCCTTCCTGGATTGTGATCTCAATTTTATACCTTTCAAATCCGGTAGCCAAAACCACAGCCAGAATGTCTAGGAATAATCTATTGTAAAGGAGTCGGACCCCATACCCTTTGCGGAGGGATGAGACTTGACGCATGACAAAACGCTCATCAATCCTTTTTTTTCGAATAATACTTTTGCTTTCCATACCACTTAAAATTACGGGTTGAAATAGATTGCTCCCAATTTTCTAAACTTCTAAGAATTTCATTCAAGTCTCTGGTCTTATACCTATCCATGTCCTCCTTTTCCTTACCCAAGCACTCACACCATATCTCGGCTACACAAACGTAGTCCCTTTCCATTTTCCCTCTAGGGGATAATGGATCATTCAGATAAGATCTGCGTTCATACATGTCCCTTTTATCCCAATCTTCCGGAAGGGGCTTTTCCAGATAGGCCTCAATCAAACCAATCCGTTCATCTGTTTCACTGTGGCTCCTTTGCTCTTGATAGGCTGTTTTTTCCGCTTCCTCGCTGAGGTACAGAGTCTCTTTCCCCCTGTAATAATGAACTGCCTCGGCCCAAATTTGGTCTATAGCTTCCTGTGAATCTACAAATTCTTTCAATTTGGGGTTATCCACAAGTTTAATGTCATGGATGGCGATGGGAAGGAAGCGCCTATTCCCGGAGGGGTCTCTCAGAAACGATTTGTTGTTAGTGGTTCCAATAAAAACGCATTGTCTTAGATACGTTTCTGAGGTCCTAGCATACGCGGGTCTGAATGTGTCCTCCCGTTTTGAAATAAAATGTTTGATTGCTTCTATTTCCGCCTTTCTTAATCCTGATAGCTCAGCCATTTCAATTAACCAAGCCCCCTGGATTTGTTCAAGAGCTTCCTTCCCCTGAACTGTTAGAAATGTGTCAGAAAACCATTGCTTGCCTAAGGCATTAACTAATGTACTTTTGCCGGTGCCCTGCTCCCCAACCAGGGTGAGGACTAGGTCGAATTTAACTCCGGGTTTGAAAACCCTGGCCACTGCGCCCACCAATGTTTTTCTAATCGCTTCCCTGTTATAGATATTATCATGGGCCCCAAGTAGATCGATTAGAAGCATATCCAATCTTTTGACACCATCCCATTCAATAGAGCGTAGGTAGTCTAAAATCGGGTGAAAGTGGTTCCTTTCAAATTCCAGGGCTATAGAATCATCGATCCTCAAAGTCCCAGAGATCCCATAAAGGCTTTCGATGTAATTTCTTATCCCGGAATAATCTACATTCTTAACGGGTTCTGGTTTGGATACCTTGCGCCAGGGGAGGTTTCCAAAGGCGTACCTTTTCCCATCAAAATCGTTTTGCCTGAATAATCTTTTGAATCGGATGTCGTTTTGAAAAATCAAATTTAAGTTAACCGCGGTTGAAAGATAATGCCCTTTCGCATCCACTTCTAGTTCCTGCATCCATTCAATGTCGTCGTTATCAATAGTATAGCCACTATCCCGGTCTTCATTGAAATCGTATTTTGCGTCCTGTAGATTTTCAGTAGCTATGACTTTTTTTACCTTTTTATCTGACCTACAAAGCCCCTCCATGGAGGAAAAGCTTTTTGGTTTACCCCCAGGTCTTGCATTACCGTCATCCAAAGAACCAAATTTATGGACCCTTACCAGATCAAACGAGTTGCATAGCTTTCCACCACATGGATCAGTACCATGATGAGAGTATGCAAATTTATCATCGTATACAATTAACCCTGCTGCAGTGGTTCCTTTGGAATAAGTGAATCTTTCGTCGCCTGCATCTGTATAAATCTCAGGTAAGAATTTTTCGATCGCCTCCGAAATAGAATACGTCCTGCAAAAAGCACCCACGATCCCTCTTTTATTCTCTGGGTCTTCTTGTTTCTCAGTTGCAGATTTTACCTGCTGCATTTGTTTGTCAGCAGTAGGCCAAAAGCTTGAGTCAGGCCAATCGTTGTATGTTGCTAGAATCTCATTGACGTCCACAAATGGACCATCTTGGAATCTAAAATAGTAATCAATATCTTTTGGATTTGATGGCCAGAACATGAGCCTATTGGTCTCAAATGTAGTGTTATCAAATAACTCTATATTTAAAAGTCCTGCTATTTGTCTGGAGACCGCAACATATTCATCCGGGGTTGTTTCCCTGGATAAGGGCATAATGAGCCTATACCTTGGGCTTGTCTCATGGTGTTTGTGGGTGGCGTGAAGGACAGCTGCATTTGAAAATTGGATACAAAAATCATCCCAAAAGTCTTTATAAGCAAAATCAATATCCAGAGTTATCAATTGTCTGTGAACTATGTTTTCCGGCTTTCGTCGCCCCTGTCTTATATACCCCCCAACGTATCCCCCTACGTCCTTGATTTTTGTTTGCTCCTCTTTTGTTGAAGCTATAAACTCTTTGTATGTTTCCGTTGTTTTATGCTCTTTTGAAAGACGCTGCACAAGCTCTGACCACTGATATTTTTTATTTTTCCAAATCTTTGATTTGGCACTCATTCCAAACGCCAAATCTATTGGACCGTCGTATTTCATAATTTATTGTTTTTTATAAAATTTCGTAACGTATCCATCAGCAACTAAAGGTAGCCCTTTGGCCCATGGTACCGCCTCTCCCATTATGTTACACATCATTTGCAGATCATCTTTTGAATTATGTTCCGGGGATTCGCAAATTATCTCATCGTGGACATGCATAACCATATCAAAACCCTCCGCATCTAACCTCTGCATGGAATAGGCCAATAGATCTCGGGATATTGCCTGAACAATATTCTCGACCAGTTTGCCCCCATAAGTGTCTATTGCTTTCCATTTTTTGATTGCCTGGTCTATCCCCGTAAATTCCATTGCTTCTCTCCCAAATGTGTTAATGACTATACGGGGTTTCTGATAGAATAGCTTCCTGCCTGAAGGTAATTGGATTGTGAAAACAGTTCCGTCGCAGTCATAATTTAGAAATAGGGTTTGGACCTCCCTTTGGGTTTTAATCGCTATAATCGCATTTTCTTGGACCTCATACCAGAGCTTAACTATCCGGGGATTTGCTTTCCGCCATTTGTAAACTAACTCCTGTCTCTCATCGGGTGGCATTTTTACATCCAGTTTACCCATCGCGCCCACAGAGCCCTGATACCCTAAGGCAAGCTCTGCCATTTTCCCTCTCTGCCTTAAATCCGAACCTTTAGTCACGGTTTCAATTGGGACTCCAAACATCATTGCTGCTGAGGCCTCATATATTTTTCCATGCTTTTCAAAAACGTCTATCCTCCATTTCTCCTGAGCCACCCAAGATAAAACCCGGGCCTCAATTGCACTAAAGTCAGCTACAACAAATGTTTTCCCTTTAGCAGCTACAAAAGCGGTACGGATTAATTCCGATAAAACATTCGGGATACTTTCATAAAGCATTTTAGCCAAATCATAATCCCCCGAGGCGACTACCCCCCTTGCGCTCTCTATATCTTTCATGTGATTCCGGGGGAGATTCTGCAATTGGATTAATCGACCAGCCCAACGACCCGTCCTATTTGCTCCATAAAATTGGAATAATCCATGAGCTCTCCTATCCTCACATACGCAATCCATCATAGATGCATATTTCTTGGTAGATGTTTTCGCTAATTCCATTCTGCCTTTAAGAGCATCCGATACAGCGGCATCCTCAGATTTATCAAGGAGTTCAATAACTGAGTCTTTTGCCAGGGTTTTTATTATTTTTCCTAAGGCGTTGCTCAACCATTCCTTCATCTGGGATGCGCTGTTCGGATTTTCTATTCCCGTTGTATCTTTGAGCCTTTGAATGACTTCTTTTCTAAAACGGTTATCCATTTTGAGGGCGCTTTTTACCATCGCCAAATCAATTAAAATCCCACGGTCGTTGATTTGCTGATCAATAATGTAATTGATTCGTTCAAACTGGGGGGACTCATATTTGAGAAGCTGAAGGTCAATCTCCCTTTCTGCCTCCACATCCCTCGCGCAGTATCTTTTGAACTCCTCCCATTTTTTCAAATTGTGCCTGGGAAAATTTCTTTCCCTAAAACCATTAGTTTTTGTTGGCTTGCAAGGAATGCTGAAAAAGCGGATGAGAGCTTTGCCGGTAGACAATTTTCCCTTGTCTCCCAAGGATAAAGCCTTTGAAACTAAATCGAGGGATAAAGGGAGACCACATTGTGCCGCTTTGACGGCAGAGCATCGCCATTGCCCGATCGGAATATCAAACCCGTATTGAATGAAGGCCCTGCGTTCGAAAGTAGCGTTATGGGCATGCTTTTCCACAAGAGGGTCTTTCATCCCGTCAATAAAAACTTGAGATAATTTATCACCGCGAGCCAAATCTATAATCTGGACGGGCTCCTGGTTAAAAGCATAAGCTACTAGGAGGATCTCAAAATCGATTGATTCTGTGTACTTATAAACTCCTGAGGATCTAATGTCAACAGAGCTAAATGTTTCAATATCTATATGTAATTTTCGAGCCATTGGGATTTTTTTTAGAGACGAGAGGTGGTTCAAACCCTTTATCCAAGGGCTTGTTTTTAATACTTAAAATAAGCGGGTTCTGGCCCGCTTATTAGATTTTAGAATAATAAATCATCATCCGAACCGAAGTCTTCTTCAGCGGTAGATCCTCCACCGCCAAGACGTTCCCAATCTTGAAGCTTTTGAAGATTATTCAGCCCACAAGCAACCCCCTTACTTCCATTCGAATCGTAAGGATACAAATTGATTGAGGCTCGTCCGTAACAACCAGAATAAAATTCGTCTTTATCCATAATTGGATTGAGGTCTGCATCAACCAAACCGGGTTTCTGAGACGACTTTGCGTTGATAAACATGCAACCCTCATAAACGTCATCATCCTTTTCAGTATCCCCATCCCTCAAAGGTAATTTGAGATTTTTAGGGATAGCTCCACCCCATTTTGATTTCTCCCCTACAGCCTTAGCTGATTCAACCGCGGCCTCGATTCTAGATAGTGTCTTTTTATCCTCTTTAGGGATAACTAAAGAGACGCTATACTTCGGCACTGAGCTTTCGTTCATAGCCCTCGGTTCGAACACTTGTACGTAACTGAAGCGCACCTTACCTGTGATAACTCTTGTTTCTGACATAATTTTTAATTTTTAAAGATTTGTAAATTAATTGAAATCTATTTTGGCCTGTTCAATCCCCATACCAGGCCTTTTATCAGCCTCGGGGACCAAGGTAGGCTTGCCTGGAGGTAGGGTGACTAAGTCCCCTAAAATTGGTATAAATTTCTTTTTCCCGATCAGTTTTTCAATTGCCGGAATCCCTGCAAGTTTGGATATCATAAAATCTTCCGGCGAGAAATTATTGGCAATAAGAATCTTAGCAACTTTTTCATCGTCCAACCACTTACGAGTCCGCCTACCCTCGACAAGTTTATAGCCCTCTATTTTTTTCCCTTTTAAGGCTTTGTCCAGCAGGTGTTGATGAACTGCATTTACCCATTCCGTCAACTTGGGCTGTTGCTTAAATACATCAATCAGTTGCTTATCTGT